CATTGGTTGCGTCGCACCAACTTGGCTTGGTAAGCCTTAGTGAAACGCGCTTGTGTCGTGGCCATGCCAATGCCCGCAAGCAAGGGCAACTCGAACCACTCAGCGCCATCGAGGATTTCGTGTTTGAACCAAGATTCAAAAATCGCATAGGTCAGCGGGCGCAAGTTCCAACGAACACTCACCCGTGCAGGCGTTTGACTGAACCGTCGCCGCGATCTGGCCGCACCAGACTCCATGTCCGTTCGAATCACAGCTTCACCAGGCGCGATGGTGTAACCATCCACCGAAGGAAGCGGGATCCGTTCAACCGGAAACTGTGGATAACTACTCATCATCGCATCGCTCCTGCCGCTGGGTTAAGCCCATATCGACGCTCAAGCGTTGGTGCAATCCCCGTGCCCTGACCAATCGATCGGGACATACGTGCTTCAATTTGCTCCACGATGATGTCTAGACGCATCGAACCATCGGCTTGTTGAGAAGACTGAACACGCGCATCCACGCCTGAAGCGTTGTTGATCACATTCACAGCCACACGCACTTGAGGTTGGTTCTTAGAAGAAAGCGCCCCACCCAATGCACGCATCTGACCGGGCGTGAACACCGCCTCACCCGGCTGCGCGATGATGGGCACCTCCCCTTCGACCAAGCCACCCGTGTGATAACGAGTAGCACCTGCGAAATTGTGAAGTCCCACCGATCGGGAGGCCAAACTGTCCGAGCCAATCAAGCCACCCGTGTGTGCCACTGCGACCAAGGGGTTTACAAGGTCTGTCGCACCGATTGGAACGATGCTGCCGCCAGGTGCAGGCGTGGGCGTTGAACCCAAACCTCCCAACCACCCAGCGAGTGGCAAAGTGACCATGCGCTGAATCTGAATGCGCACCAAATCAGCAATGATGGAGTTGGCCAAGCTGCTGAAGTCGAGCTTGCCCGTGGTCACGAACTGAACGAGTGCATCCTCCATACCTTTGAAAGCAGAGGTCACTGCCCGCTCAGCTTGCTTGGCAGCGTTGGTGGAATCTTCCACATAGCTGCGAACAGATGAACGCATGCCGTAATCAAAGCTGCGTTGGTACTCCGCATTTGCACGGGCCAAGTCAACAATTACAGGCAACTGGCGAGACAGCGCATGATTGATGAGTTCGATGGCTTCAGCTTTTAAGCCGGGGTCTGTGATTTGCTCCGCTTGCTTGCGCGCAGCGTAGGCCGCTTTTTCCAAATCGAACTGAACTTGCATGCCAGCACGTTCAACATCACCCACATCGAGCATTTGGCGCTTGAGTACCAGCTCCTCTTGCTTGCGGCGGTTGTTGCCGATGTAGCCTTCCGTGATTTGGTGAACTTTTTGGAGCTCTTTCTCGTATTCGTCAAACTTCTTGTTCGAGACCTTTTGCTTCTCCATGGCCTCAATGACCTGGATGTACTTCTCAGCCTCCGCCCGAACACCCGCGTAGCCCTTCTTTTCCAATTCCAGCGCTTTAGCTCTGAGCTCAGCACCTTCACCACCCGTCACACGCAGTGAGCGTTGCTCAACTTGCTTTAAGAACTGCAACCCCTCATTGTTCTTATCGAACCCAGAGAGGTCCATCCCAGTGGGCGCTTTTCTTGGCATCTTGGGCAAGAACTCGTCATAGATCTTTTGAACCTGTGCAGCTTGTTCAGCCGTATCAAGTACAAACTTCTGCCCCATGACTCGAACCGTTCGGCGCTGCTCATCGAAAAACTTCTCAATCGAGTTCACATAACCAGGGTTGTCATTGATACGCGCCAGTCGTTCGTTGGCTGATTCAACGAACTTGTCACGTGCGCCTTGAAGCTTGGCAATCTCCGCATCAATCTGCTGTTCGTTGTAGCCCATGGACTTCATTGAGCGCAGCATGTCGCTCTTCATCCATGTTTCAACATCCTTGCCCACCACAGACAGACTGTCAAACGGTTGAGAGATCACCCGCTTGGCCAGCACAGCCGACTCAGCAATGAAGCCAAGCCCCTTGGCCACATCCTCAAGATAGTTGAGCACTTGCTGGCGGTTGTTGCTGATTGCAATCAGCTCACTGCTAAAACCACCTGCCTCTGTTTTGGCAAGAAAGATGTGTTCAGTCAAATCGGCCAAGATAGGAATGAACGCCGAACCAATCTGGCGCTGCACACCTTCGTTGACTGCATGCAGCCGCTTCAGGTTGTCATTGAACTCTTCCGATGCCCGTGCAGCATCCGCAGACATCACCAAGCCTAAGCGCTTGGCTTCTTCCATCATGGCCGTAATCCCGTCTCGCCCTTGGTTGAGCATCGGGATCATGTCCAAACCGTTCTTGCCAAACAGCTTCACCGCAAGAGCAGCTTTCTCAGCGCTGTCTGGCATGGCTGAAAACTTATCGGCAAGATCGAGCAAAACCTCCTCGGTCGGGCGGATTTTGTTATTCGCATCCAATGCCGAAATACCAAACGCGCGCAACGCAGCACTGCCTTCGCCTCCTTTGACTTTTGCGTCAAACATGGCGGTCGACAAGAACTTCAAAGCCTTGGTCAAACTCTCAGTACTGACATCAGACAGCTCAGAGACATAAAGCAGCGCAGACAAGGCCTCCACTGACACCGCTGTCTTTTGCGAGAGCTTGTTCAGCTCTTCACCAACTTCGGCCACTGGCACGATCAGCTGATGCATGCCGTATCCAGCTGCAGCGATGGAGACTCCAGCAATCAAACCTGCGGGACCGAGTTTTCCGAGAACCGTTCCAAGGGGCCCAAGACGCGAGGTGGCATCTTCCATTTGCGCGAACGCATCGTTGGCTGCTTTGGAGACGATCTGCAATCCTGCTGAGGCAGGTTGCGATGCGGCCTCAATGCGCTTGAGAGACTTCTCCCCCGCCTCTCCAACATCGGAGAGCTCAGCCTTGACCTTGCCGCCATCCACCACCGAGAGTCGAATTGCGAGATTGCGTTCAGCCATAGCTGTCACCTGTTGTTGCGTTGCTTGAAGAGTTCATGGCAGCCGTGACGCCCGCCTCAATCGCAGGGAATATGTGCGTCATCGCACAGACATCTGCATTTAAAGACTCACTGGCTTGTCTCCAAGCATTGAAGTCCAAACCAATCACCGTGTTTTGAGCCATACGCAACTGCCCCGCACAAACCTCAAGCACCGCAAGCGCCTCCCACCCCTCTTGGGTTTTAGGCGCATTCACTTGGTACGGACATTCAGGGCATGTCGTTGCGCAGGCTTCGCAGTACGCTGGCCCGCCACCGAAGTGCCATTCAGTGCGGGCCTTCAGGCGTTTTTTTCGGCATCCAGCAAATACAGAGCAGCCAGATACTCGCGCTCGAAGGCATCGGCAACCGGCCATAACTCCATCAGGGCTTCAATGCCTTCTGGGCTCACCGGTGTGGCCTTGCCCTTTTCATCGCCCACGCCCTCCCAAGCCAACACAGCCAGCTTGGCAAGTTCGGTGATCAAAGTCGCGGTGCGTTGCCCCGCTGCTGCATGGTCTTTGCCGTCAATGACCGCCGCCGCCGCATGGCGCGCTGCCATAACCAGCGCAGTCGTGGCAGGTTTGACCTTGACGCGAACGCCATGGTTCAAGTCGAGCCAATACGGCTCACGTTTCAAGTTAAGTTTGAGCATGGAAATACCTGTGCGGGTGACTGAATACGTGCGACTTAGTAGCTAGCCACATCGTTGTGAAGAATGACCGTGAACATCCGACCAGCGGCTGTGTTCTTGGCAGCCTGCCAGTTGAAGGTGGCTTGAATGCCACCCGGGCCGGAGATCGACAGCTTGGGTTTAGGCAGATACACCTCATGCGCAACAAAGGTCAAACTCTTGGTGGCATCAATCACGTAGCTGAACGTGAGTTCGAGTGGCGTGTTGTTCGTCGCTGCATCAATGAGCTCTGTATCTGCAAACCGAACCTCCAAGTTCCCCGTCAAACTGGCGACGGTTGGATCTGCACCTTCAATTTTTCCGTCAGAGCGGATGGTCTCAATGCGCGCTAGGTTGTTGGAATAGGTAAGCTGCGCCGCCACCACGTTGCCCAGTGCCTGTCCGTTCTTCTTGATCGAACCTTGGAACTGGTTGAACCGTGTGATCGACAAAGCTTGCGGCGTTGCATCGACAGATCCGAGTTGCTTGACTTCCCCTTGCGCGATCAACCCCAAGGTTGCATCTGCAGCACCAGAGCGTGCGAACTTGATTTGGACGGA